GGTCCGAAACCGAAAATGCGAAATTTGACCACAGTCAGATGGCCGGCGTAGCGGGGCGCAGCGGACGACGGAGCCTGACGGCGGAGGAACGCGCGCTCCACGGAACCCACAACCGCACGCGCCACGATCCGGCGCTGAAGGTCGCGGTGGACCCGAAGAAACTGCACGCGCAGTGGAAACGGTTCCTGAAGACCCTGGAGACGGCGAAGGCGAAGCCGGGGTGGAACCCGCTCGACGACTACACGCGGACCGTGCGAGACGGCCTCGTGCCGGCCGGGCGGTATCACCGGCTGGCGTGTGAACGGCATCTGCGGGACGTCCAGCGGCAGGGCAGTGCGGCGTTCCCGTATCGGCTCGATCTCGGCCGCGTGGCGCGGTTTCTCGCCTTCGTGAAGCAGCTGAAGCACTACAAGGGGCAATGGGCGGGTCAGCCGATCGTCCTGCAGGGTCATCAGGTGTTTCGCCTTGGGTCGATGCTGGGTTGGGTCCACGTCGATACGGGGTTGAGACGGTTCCGGCGGTCGTATCACGAGATTCCACGGAAGAATGGCAAGTCGCTCGAGGCGGCGACGATCGCGCTCTACCTGACGTTTTTCGATGGGGAAGGCGGGGCGGAAGGCTACTGCGCCGCGACGAAAAAGGACCAGGCGAAGATCGTCTGGGGCGACGCGGCGCAGCTCGTGAAATCGTCAATTCTCAAGGTCGGGATTCAGGCGTTCGCGCATTCGCTCTTCGATGAGGCGTCGCAGAGCAAGCTGCTCGCGCTCGGGAGCGATTTCGACTCGACCGACGGGCTGAACCCGCACCTCATCATCCAAGACGAATTCCACGCCTACCGGGACCGGCGCATGACGGACGTGCTTGAGACGGCGACCGGTGCGCGAGAACAACCGCATGACATGCGGATCACGACCGCGGGGGACGACCCGGTGAGCCCATGCGGCGACGAGCACGCCTACGCGTGCCAGGTGCTCGAGCGGGTGCTCGAGGACGAGGCGTACTTCGCGTTCATCGCGCACGCCGACCCGGAAGACCTCGAGGGCGATCGGTGGCTGTCGGAAGGGACGGCGCGGAAGGCCAACCCGAACTACGGCGTGTCGGTGAAACCGGACGACCTGAAATCGCTGGCGCTGAAGGCGAAGAACATGCCGGCCGCCGCGGCGGCGTACCAGCAGAAACGGCTGAACGTCTGGGTCAACACCGCGGCGCCGTGGCTCTCGCTCGAGGGCTGGCGGAAGGGGCAGAGTAGTTGGTCGGCGGAGGACATGCGCGGGCAGCCGTGCTGGCTGGCGGCGGACCTCTCCTCGAAGATCGACCTGTGCGCCGCGGCCGCCGTCTTTCCGCCTCGAGGCGAGCGGAAGAAGTGGCGGGTGCTGATCGCGTGCCTGACGCCCGACGACACGCTCATCGAACGGGCGCAGCGCGACCGCGCGCCGTACCTGCTCTGGAAAGAGCAAGGGTATCTCTTCACGAACCCAGGCAACCGGATCGACCAGGATGCCGTCCTCGATATCCTCAAAGGCTGGGCCGGGCTGTTCGATGTGCAGGAAGTCGGCCTCGACCCGTGGAACGCGGGGAACCTGGCGACCGACCTCGAAAAAGAAGGCTTCGACGTCATCGAAATCCCGCAGAATCTGTCCCAGATGTCAGGCCCGTCGAAAGACTTCGAAGCCGACGTGCTCGACGGGTTGGTCGACGCCGGCGGCAATCCCCTCATGGCGTGGTGCGTCAGTAACGTCGTGGTCGACCGGGACGGGAAGGACAACATCTACCCGGTGAAGAAGAAATCGCGCGGGAGGATCGATCCGGTGATCGCCACGCTCATGGCGCGGAAGCTCGCCACGGTGCCGCCGGCGCCGGTCGAGAAGCCGGCGCAGTTTCAGATGTTAGTGTTGGGAGGGGGACGGTGAGGCGAGCCGTTGGCCTGACGATGCTCGTGCTGTTGTTCTTCGTCGCCGCCAGCGCAGCCGCGGGCTGGGAGGCCGCCGCGATGGCGTTCCTCATCGCGTTCGGAATCATCGTGTGGGTGGCTGGGGTGATTCTCGCGACATCCAATGGCTGACAAGTCCCGCAGTCGCCCCCGGCGCGACGACTCGGTGAGCGAAGTCATCCGCGTCCGCGTGACGCCGGCGCAACGGTTGGAACTGCGCCGCGTCGCGCGGGAGAACGGAACGCTCGTCAGCGAAGTCATCCGTGAAGCCGTGGACGAATACGTCTCCGACTACAGAGAATCCGGCATCTTCCGTGGTACAAAGCGATTAGGGCACCGCACAATAGGCGAGTGAGCGACCCGAAGCGGCCCGGCCGCCCGCCACTCGCCCCCGGCGATACCACGACCTCCGTTCACATTCGCGTCCCCTCCAAACTCTTCGACAAAGCCTGCACCGCCGCCACCGAGCAGCGGACGACCGTTCGCGACATCATCCGCCGCGCCGTCGAGCGCGAACTCGACCGGTAATTTCGTCTCCGAAAATCGACAGCGCGCCGCGCGCGTCGCATCATGCGCGCAGTGCATCGCGCGTATTCGCTCCTGCACGTCAAGGCGCTCGACTCGGAGAAGCGCGTCATCTCCGGCGTCGCCACCACCCCGGAACCAGACCGGATGGGCGACATCATCGAGCCCCTCGGGATCTCGTTCAAAAATCCCCTCCCGCTGCTGCTCTTCCACGACACGAAACGGCCCGTCGGTCTGACGAAGTTCAGCAAGCCAACCAAGGACGGGATCGACTTCGAAGCGCGCATTCCCCAGATTGAGGAACCCGGCGCGCTCAAGGACCGTGTGGACGAAGCGTGGCAGAGCGTGAAAGCGGGACTCATCTCCGGCGTGTCCATCGGCTTTCGGCCGATTGAAAGCGCGTTCATGGACAACGGCGGGATGCACTTCCTGGAATCGGAAGTGGTGGAACTCTCGCTCGTGACGGTGCCCGCGAATGCGCAGGCCACCATCACCTCGATCAAGCAGCTCGATCTGGCCGCACGAAGCCAGCCATCCGCTTCGTGGACCTACACCACCGCATCATTCGACCAGGCCGCGTCAGGCCGTCACCTTCCCGGCGATTCGGGACTTCCCATCGTGAAAGCGAAGGGGAAGATGACCGTACAAGAACAGATTTCCGGATTCGAAGCGAAGCGCGCATCACACATCGCGCGCATGAACGAACTGATGTCGAAGGCCGCCGAGAAGGGCGAGACACTCGACGCCGCCGCCAAAGAGGACTACGACGGTCTCGATCGTGAGGTGAAAGAGATCGACGACCATCTGCCACGCCTGCGGTTGCTTGAAAAGGCGAACATCGCGGCCGCGACGCCGATTGCGGGCGTCAAGGACATGAGGACCGGCAGCGATCTCCGCGGCGGCACGACGGTCGTGCAGGTGAAGCCAAACGTGCCAAAGGGCACCACGTTCACCCGGTTCATGATCGCGCGCATCATCGCCAAGGGCTCCATGTCCGACGCGGTCGCGTATGCGCAGAGCCGCAAGGACTGGATGGACCAGACGCCGGAAGTCGTCGAGTGCATCAAGGCGGCGGTCAACCCCGGCACCATCGCCGAGCCCGCCTGGGCGGCGCCGCTTGCCGTCACGCGCCCGATGATGGACGAATTCCTCGAACTCCTCCGCCCGCGCACGGTCATCGATCGGCTGCCCGGGTTGCGGCGCGTGCCGTTCAACATCTCGGTCCCGATTCAGACCGGCGGCGGCACGTACGGGTGGGTCGGGGAAGGCGCGCCGAAGCCGGTCGGGCAGCTCCAGTTGTCGAGCACGACGCTCGGCGTCGCGAAGGTCGCCGGCATCATCGTCATCTCGGCCGAACTGGCGAAGGTGAGCAACCCCTCCGCTGAGATGGTCGTGCGCGAGGACATGCTGCGCGGCGTCGCGCAGTTCCTGGACGTCCAGTTCCTCGACCCGACGGTGGCCGCGGTCGCCAACGTGTCGCCCGCCTCGATCACCAACGGCGCGAACGGCTACGGCACGGCGGGCACCTCGAGCGACAACGCCCGCACCGACATCAAAAAGGCCATCACGTTGATGACCCAGAACAACTATCCGACCAGTGAACTCGTGTTCATCATGTCGGAGGCGAACGCGTTCGCGCTCGCCGGGGCCATCACGACGCTCGGCGTGCGGCCGTTCCCCGAACTCACGGCGCAGGGCGGAACGCTGCTCGGCGTGCCGGTCATCACCTCGCAGGCGGCGGGGAACAACGTCATCCTCGTCCACGCGCCGTCGATCCTCTTCGCCGATGACGGCGGGGTGAACATCGACGTCAGCCAGGAAGCCTCGCTCGAAATGAACACCGCGCCGACCTCGCCGGTCGCGGCGGCGACGGTGCTCGTGTCGCTCTGGCAGCAGAACCTGATCGGGTTGCGCGCCGAGCGCTTCATCAACTGGAAGCGCGCCCGCACGACCGCGGTCGTCTACACCACGCAGGCGTACGTCTAATGACCCCGGGGGATCCGTATGAGCCGGATGACGGATCCCCCGTTCGCAGGGCGCCCACCGTCTGGATGCGCGCAATGCGCCCGCACACCTACCACGGCCGGCCGGTGGACGAAGGTGACGTCTATCTCGTTCACGAGGAGGAAGTGGAGAACATCCTCAATCTGAAATTCTCCCTCCGCGATACACCACCCCCGACGGCCCAGCGATGAGACTGCTCGGGCTCTCCATCGATCATGATCCTGGCGGCATAGCCATCGAGCACGACCCATTGGGGCAGAGGAGCGCGCTGACCATCCGCGAGAGAGCGCTCCCGCCGCTCAAGCCGTTGAGTAGTGGCGGCGCCGGCTGGTGGCCGATCATCCGCGAGCCGTACACCGGCGCTTGGCAGAAGAACGATGAGGTGTCGGCGTCGACCGCGCTCGCGTACTTCGCGGTCTACGCCTGCGTCTCGCTCATTGCCGGGGACATCGCCAAGCTCTGTCTGCGCTTGGTGCAGAAGGACGAGAACGGGATCTGGACGGAAACGGAGAACTCGGCATACTCGCCGGTCCTCCGGAAGCCCAATCGCTACCAGACGATCCAGAAGTTCATCGAGCAGTGGATCGTCAGCAAGCTCATCGCCGGCAACACCTACGTCCTGAAGCAGCGCGACAACCGCGGCGTCGTGACGGCGCTCTACATCCTCGCCCCGCTGCGCGTCACGCCGCTCGTCACGACCGATGGCGGCGTCTACTACCAGATCCAGCGCGACGATCTCAACGGCTTACCGCAGGAATCAGTCACGGTGCCGGCGAGCGAAATCATCCACGACATCATGTGCGCGCTCTACCATCCGCTCATCGGCGTGACGCCGATCTACGCCGCCGGGATGGCCGCCGCGCAGGGACTCGCGATTCAGAACAACTCCACCAAGTTTTTCGGCGTGGGCTCGGCGCCGAGCGGCATCCTCACCGCGCCAGGATCGATCAGCGACGAGACCGCCGCCCGGCTCAAGGCGTACTTCGAAACGAATTTCGCGGGCGACAACATCGGGAAGGTCGCTGTCGCCGGGGACGGCCTCAAGTACGAACAACTGACGATGAAAGCGATCGACGCGCAACTCATCGAGCAGTTGAAGTGGACGGCCGATACGGTGTGCTCCTGCTTCCATGTGCCGCCCTACATGATCGGCGTCGGGCCGCCGCCGCCGTACGCGAACGTCGAACCGCTGGTGAAGCAGTACTACGCGCAGTGCTTGCAATCGCTCATCACCGCTCTGGAATCCACGCTCGATGAAGGACTCGCGCTCGGGCCGCAGTTCGGGAACCGGTACGGCACCGAATTCGATCCCGATGACCTCATTTGGCTCGACACGCAGACCAAGAGCGCCGCGGCGCGCGATGGTGTCGGCGGGGCAATGTCCCCGAACGAAGCGCGGAAGAAGTACTACGGCCTCGGCCCGGTCAAGGGCGGGGAAGTGCCGATCCTCCAGCAGCAGTACTGGCCGATCGATCAGCTCGCCGAGCGGCAGACACCGGGGATCCCGGCGGCGCCGACTGTCACGCCACCGAATGACGAGCCACCGGATGACGCTGCGGACACGGAGGACATGACCGCGAGCTTATCCGCGGCGCTCTTCCGCAAGGCGAGCGAGGAACTCTATGCCGCTTGATCCGGAGCGGCTCGCGGCCGATGTCGTGACGATCGTCAAGGGCGCGCTCGCGCCGATGCAGACGCGCGTGAAGGATCTCGAAACGAAGGTCGCCGCGATCCCCGCGCCGGTCGTCGAGGACGAACCGGACGCCCTCGCGGCGAGTTTCACCGGGTTGCTACAGAACGAACTCACGGCGCTGGAATTGGCGGCGCCGACGCAGAAACGAGTCGTTCGGGATGCCCAGGGCCAGATTGCCCGGGTGGTTGAGGAGCCGGTCGCAGAACCGTAGGAGTCCGGCGAAGGGCGACGCCGGACCCGTCGAAATCGGGTTCGGGATTTATCGCCCAACGTCGCGTGAAGGGTACTCACGCCAGCGGTTGAA